AGAAGGCCGACTCCATCGAACTCAAGATTAGCAGAGCCAGTAAAGCCGGTTCCACTATTAAGCTGAACTGAGCTTGCTGGCCCTCCCGGAGTCCCACCTCCACCGCCAGTAACCAGAGAGCCATTAACATAAAACCCGCCGGGTACATTGATTGTTCCAGGCCCTATATAACCACCAGTCGGAAGGGCGTTGCCAGCGCCATACAAGATCATTCCGTTGGAAAGGCCAATTTCTACTTGAGAAGCCCCATTGTACACATTCGTAAGGAAGAGAGAAGTTCTTCGAGTAGCAAAGGCAGCATCATTAACGCCACCGTTAATCTGACTACAGATCTGTGCATCAATAGATGAAACAGCATTGATGGTTTGCCCAACAAGCTGAATGCAGACGCTCGCATCGCCAGGAGCAGCAGCATATCCAGGGATATATCGACCGAAGTTTATCGTGATGAAATCTATCGCCCGTATCAGTGTTGGAACAGTAATAGATGCAGGAGGAGTCGAAACGTCCGTTACCATCAGGTCGGTATATCGAGCGTCCCATTGAACGTTCATCGTTCCGCCACCAGTAACCGGATCGCAGATTACTGGCAAGCTCTGAGCATTGAACAATGTCGGGTTAGCTCGAATGTTAGCACAAAGCCCGTTTGCGCTATCAACGTTATTAGTGCTGGTATCTTGAAAGCTAATGGTTATCGGAGATCCAGTCAGTGAAGCCGAGGTGAACCGAAGTGCATGAACCCGACCAACGGCAGAATTGAGAACATGTACGTTAGTCCCTTGAACATACGGATTCTGACCGAGAACCCCGAAAGGATAAACATTGTTTCCACCAAAGACCACGTTCTGATCGAGCGTGGTCATTACATGGCCGGTAAAGCCGGGAGAGGTAATCCCGGATATCAATGGATACTGCCAAAGAGGAAAGCTACAGCCAATAGGCGGGTCAGCGACTTGCGGGCTACAAGGATAAGCATTCGGTTGCGTTGAAATGATTGGAACACCAGCCGTTGACTGACCCGGGGGCGACCCAATAACTTGAGCCTGGGCAGAAGTGGAAAGCAGCAGTGCAAGAAGAGCTAGCTTCTTCATATATTGCTCTCCATAATGGTCAACGGATTCCCGCCTGGACCAGCAAGGGTAAAGCCAAACCAAGATCCTTGGCATTCTCCAGTGATTAGCAAGTACCCGTTAACCGAAGGTACCCTAAGACAACCGCCAAGTGCTGTTGGAGTCGCAGCTATCGGATTCCCTTGCCAGTCGGCCCCAGGGTAGATCATCACATCAACCTGCCCCGGATTATGGAAGGTGATGCTTACCCTTTGCGGATTCCCTCCGACAAGTTGCTGCGGTGTCGGACTCAAGTTGTTGTTAGCATGTATCTTCCCACCGGAGGTTGGGCCAACCGCACCAGAGCCTCCAGCCAGAAATGCTATCTGAGGCATCAGATCCTCCTAGTACCTCGCTCCATCAGTTTCTTTTGAAGCTGAGCGTTCGCTTCCATCAAAGCTTGAACCTGTTCTTGAAGCTTTGCGAACTCACTTGGATCAATCCCCTTGAGCGACCTTGGTGGCTGGTTTATCGGCGTCACATTCATTCCAGCTACCGCTAGGTCTGCGACTTGTCGCTGAAGATCATTAAGTATGGACTGGCTATAGGATACTGGCAGATCCTCAATGGGATGCTTCCAGAACTCCTTCCTCGACGCTGAGATGACCTTTGCCTCATCGTCAATAGGTTCCATATCCGGTGTTGGATCACCTGCGAAGACGTAATCGTTGGGCTGTCCTCTTCCTTCGTAGCAGACTGTGTATCCTCCTGCTCCGTCATTTGGCCTCTCCTGTGAATTCCCAGGTTGATTCGGATCGAGAAGTGCCGGGACGGCATACATCTTTCTCATCTGCCTTCCAGTTTGAAGGTCAGTCTCGATGTATTGCCACTCACTACCTTGAATCAGGATGTAGTGAGGAGCTTTCAGCTTCCATCTGGCCATGTTATCCCTCTACACTTGTAACGCCATCCGGCCTTGGAGCAGGAGTATTAGCGAAGCGAGAGGCGTTCATCATCGTCGTCGCAGAAGCGTCAAGGGCGATCATGTATGGTGCCCAAGTCGCGGCGCTAAGGCTCGTCCAGACGATGTCTCCCGCTTGGGCATTCCCGGGTGTGTCAGCAACGGTCTGCCCGACCTTTCGCTTGATATGATCGAGAACAGCAGCTTGTTGTAGGCGCATTCTAGCCATGGGATTCTCCTATGGTCGCGTTGGAGGTGGTGGAAGTAGATGCTCGATATCAGAGTAAGAATTCAGCTTCTTGACTTCTTGATCGGTCAGTCCGTGCGTGGTGCCATCGTCAAGCGTGTGGCTCTCATCGAACGGTCCCGAGCCGGTCGGCTGGATCACCACGGCACCTTGGCCGTCGGTCAGCTCGATGGTTTCCCACCAATAGCTGCCGATCGTGTCGTGGTCGGCGTGGCGCCAGTTGAGGCCGGTTGCTGCTTCCGCAGAGCGGGCCTTTGCGTCATCGATATTCTTGAACAGAAGGAAGCGGTCATTTGGTGTCATGTTAGAAGCCCCAATAGCTGTGCTGGTTGGTGCTCATGTTTGCCGCTTGCGTCGCGCTGAAACCTATCGGCCAGAGGCCGCCCTCGGTTTGATCGCCGTTCAAAATATAGCTGCCGCCAACAAAACCCATAAATCCCCAAGTGGTGCCAGCGCTGCCCCAATTGTTAGTTCCGGCATTACCACTGTTGGCCGTACCATCCACATAAAGAACACTGGATGCGCCATTATAAACGGCATTAAGCGACCGCCATACGTTGTCGTTCGCGGAAACATTGATGTCGGTCCCGGCAAAGAAATGTAGCGTATTGGCGACGCTCTGGAATCCAAGTTGTACGAACGGCGATTGCGAGGTAAGGCACATGCCGCTAGAGGTGAAAGAGCCCGTTCTGATCGCAACCGCTGACGCGGTGAACGGCTGAGTATCAACGGTCGATGTGGTAACAAACATAAATTGACTGCCCGTCGATTGCATGATCGGCAGGCTTCCCAGGCCGGAAAGAATCAATTGCGGCTGATTAGCCGCGTTCCCCTGTGTCAAATTATTGGTGCCGGACTGATCGTAGAGGGTGGTAACAAAACCGTTGCCGCCGCCAATGAATGAAGAAATCGAAGCAACATCTAGATTGCCATTAGATAAAATGACAAAATCCTGCGTAGTGTTGTCAGACGAACGACGCACATTCACGCTTTTAGTGCTGCCATTACTGACGGCAGCATTATATCCGCGCAGGCCCCACCAGGCGGTAGCGCCACTCACCACATCGCCCGGCCCGCTATAAGCACCACCAGCGGCCGGTTGTGGCATAAATGCAGTTGGTACAAATTGCGGAATCATGGAACGCCTACGGCCGTCATGTAAGTACGAAGGCGGTTGTAAAAGTTAGTAGCATCACCCGCGGTTAGACTTCCTCCTGCACTAACCGCTGCAAGGATACCAGTGCTTCCATTCTCCGACACATGTCCAGCACTATGATCGTCGATACAAGTAACTGACCAAGTCCAACTAACGTTAGTAATCGAGCCACTTGTGCTACTTGCCGTACCGACAGAAGCGCCGTTGTGATATAGCTGGAGTGCTGTTGAGCTAGTGCGGCAACCCACGAAGTGTCCAAGGTTCTGTCCCGCCGTATAGGTGAAGTTGGGCCCATTGCCGGTTGAATCCGTACAGTCAATATGAATCAGCGTTCCATTATCAAGGATCGAACTCGTCGTATCCGCTGCGTGGCCGATCTGCCCCACCATATAACCGCCAGCACAAGTCGTAACGGCCCAAGCACCAATATGACAATCGTTCAGCTTAAACGCTACGCCAGCCTGCTCCCTAAAGCCACTATCTATGTAAGCGGTCGGATAAGCGGTAAGCTGCCCTGCAAAGCCTCGATCCACAGTAAATGGTGGTCCACCAATAGCTGTCGCTTTAGCTAAAAGAGCCATGTCGGTCAAAGCGGCCCCTTGATTCTCTGCCGCATAAATCCATAGCCGATCAAGCTTTGGCCAAACCCCATCACTCTTTAAGCCTACTATAAGATCATCAACAAGGTTCCGTCGTTGATTACTAACTGTTCCGCCAGCAATCGCAACTGCATTGATCCACGCCGCCACCGATGGGTCATGGACCCCAGGCATAAAGTTCGGTGGATGAAGTGGTTTAATCATTGATGAGCCGCTACGCGGTACCCTGAGATTGCGTTGATTCGCCAGATACTCAAAGTGAACTTAGCATTGGCAGCGTTAGTGATAGTATCACCAGTATTACTGCCAACACTAAAGCCTGAGAAAGTCGGCACCACGCCAGAAGCAGCAGGCATAGTGATAAGAAGCATACAACTTCCATCATTAGCCGGAGCCGTGATGGTCCAAGCGGCAGTATTGGCCGTGATAAACTGAAGTGGCCTTGCTCCACAGTCAATCGTGATATTGCCAGTGGTAAGAGAAAGCGAGGTAACGTTGCTTCCACCAGTTGTCGTCTGATCTGCTGTATCCAGTCGGGCAATAGGCGAGGCAAGATTACCCTGCATGAAGGTTTGAAGCTGAGTAATCGTTTGCTTCGTGCTCGTCCCAACCGGATTCTCCATCTCATAGATGGCAGCGGCAATTACCGCAGGACCAGCCGTCAGGTCTTGGATTCGGACGTTTGCCATTAGTTGGTCACCCTTATATCGACGAGGTTAGTGACTTCCCGATTATTCGCTAAAGTCGTATCGACCCTTGTCGCTCCAACTGGAGGGCCACCTCCACCTCCAACCGTAGCCTTACCGAGGATCCTTCTGATTATGATTCCAGCCTCCGCACTTGTCGCTACAAAGGCTGAAGCACTAATCAAGAAGGTACGTCGCGCAAAACTGTACATCTGTCGTCGTCCCGAAGGTTGGAGTTCCAGCGGTGACCATTACGAAGTAGTCGCTTTGCCCTGCCGTTCCAACGTGAGCCCTACCAAGGCCATCGACGCCCCAAACTGTCATTGTTCCGAGCTTCGATGAGCCAGTGGCCATTGCGATCATCGGAAGGACTTTGGTAACGTCAAGGGCGTTGATTGCTGGATTGGTCTTGTCAGTGAAGGTTGTGTTCGTTGGGTTCGCGTTGAACTGAAAGACGTCCATTTCACCAGCAATCACTGACTTCGAAGTGATTCGGATTGACTGCATGATGCCACCGTTATCTGGGGCACCTTGAGCCGAAGATCTGAAGGCGGTAAGTGTGATCAGGCCGCCGACAACGTTACCAGCGACATAGGCACTTGCTGCCGTTACCGTTGGCGTTGCACAGACTTCCCTTGTTAATGCTCCAGCAGAGACGATTGGAGCAATCTGGGCCTGCGCCGCCGTAGACGCAAGCAACAGGCCCAGAAGCGCCGCGAAGCATCTCATCTTAGTCGGTACCAAGTGTTGTTGCTAAGCGAATACTGGAACTCAACGCTGGCTCCAGCAGCAAGGGTAGTGATAGTGACGTTGCCACCGACCAAGGTCTGACCTGTGTTCGGTTGGATCGTCACCGCGTTGGTCACGAAGGCTGCGGCCGTCCCATTGATGACTTCGATCATCGATCCATCAAAGACTGGCGAAACCGGCAGAAGAATCGTAGCTACAGCCGGTTGGGCCGTGATGATGAAGCGATTGGTGTTGTTCGGAATCGTCAAGCTGGCCGTAACGGCATTCAAGATGTAGCCAGTAGAGTTCCGAAGCTGAGCAACCGAAACGAAGGTGCTTGGACCGCCCGGGCCACCAATAGCAAACGTAGCAACTTCGTTACCAGTCAGTGTCGTTGGGACAAGTTGTTGTCCGTAGACAATGGCGGCAGTAAGGGCAGCAACAGCCGCCCCCACTCCCCATGAGGACCATCTCTTCATGATCCACCTCAGTTGGCGATAACAATGCCCGGAGGATATCCGCCGAGGATTGCGTTGTTCGTCGCATTGTAGAACTGATCGTGGCGATCAAGGACGATGAAAGCACGAATGGTTCCACCAGCCGAAGCGGCAACGGCGCCGACAATAGTGTAGTTAAGCTGGAGGAACCTCGGTTCGGAGACTCCGTCGGGAGGACGAGGCATATCCATATCCATCAGCCTTGCCCCTTGAGTAAGGGTAGCAAGAGCGTAGGCTGGACTGATCCACCACGTCACGAAGGTGCCTGGAGCACCAGAGCCATTGTCTGGAGCACCTTGAAGGGCGACAGAAAGCGAAGTGATAGTCGTGAAAGGAGTCACGACCTCCACAAGCAGCTTCATCGCCGGATCATCACCGATGCCAATGTCCCTTGCTCCCTGACCCGCGGCGAGAAGTGGGATGCCTGAGCCAGTAGCAAGGTGAAGGTCGATGATGTTAGTGCTCGGGCCAGTTGCGGTGATACCGCCAGTAGCGAAGCTGTCGCCAGGAAGAACCGCTCCAGCGGCGGTAACAACTGCTGGATTGGTGAATTGAAGGAAGTTGTCGAGAATCATGTTAGACCACCCTATTCTCGTTGTTGAGGATCGCATCACAGGTCCGGATCGGGATTCCACGGAAGGTTGTGATGGGTTTGCCATCGAACTCCTCAATCCGAAGGAGAACGTTGGTTTTGTTCATCGCTTGAAGGTCGAGGTAAGTCCGGATAACGCGGTTGGCGTAAATAACCGTCCTTCCCATGTTGGCTCGAACCTCAGGTGTATCAGACGTCTGGACTGTGGTTGCACTAACCGGAGCCGTTGGGAGTCGATATAATCCACGAACCAACAGGTTGATGAGGTTAGCTGCCGATACTCCAGTAAGCTGAGTGACGTCGATGTTGCTGATTCTGACGACATAACGCCAATCCCTCAAGACCAGACCGATTTCCCACTTGAAGTGGTCACGGTAGGCTTGAAATGTGTTATTCGAAGCATCCAACACCGGCCACTCACCCATGTCCCTATGCTGCAAGCCAGTGATCTTGCCCTTCGGGAAAGTGGCGTGGCAAGTGTCGGAACCCCAAACAACGATCCACATGGAAGTGTTCGTCGTACTGGTGCCGCCACCATCGAGAACGTTTGCTGCCGTTTGGGAGTTCGCTGCCGTCACTGTGGAGTAACGGGGAGCAAAGCCTGTAAAGCGTTCCGGGTTAGCGAACTGGTTGCCGTAGATCAGCGTCGCGGCAACCTGCTGAGACATGCCCTCAAGAAACGATTTAACTTCAGAAAGGCGAAAGTCAGCAGTGTTACCGTTAAGATCAGCAACGTCCTTGTCGATGACAGCGTAGGTTTCCAGATTCCCGCAGGTATCCACGATCTGCGCTGTCGTACTCTTAGCATTGGGAACGCCCAAGTTCAAGAGTCGCCACGTTGCTTGTGGCAAGCCGGTTCTGACGGTAGTCTTGTGACCAGTTGGGAGATTGCCCTCGATGACGAGCATGTCATCAAGGATCTCGTTGGTCTGGGACAGAAGCTCGATGATTGTGGCTACTCGATAGCCGTCGTCAAGTCGCTTCGCCCAATCCGCATAGGTTAATGCGGTAGCGCCGATAATGGCCAAAGTGGCCTCCTAGGTTTAGATCCAAGCTCCTTTCTGTCGCATCAGTTCATCGGCCATCGACCACGCCTCGCGGGCCTCCGGTCACGGAAGGTTCGGATACAACGAATGGGCTGCGTCTGTCCGCTGCCCCGGTTGTTGCATCCCGAATCGACTTGGGCCTCTCGCTGCAACATGACCGCCTTCGGTCAACATTTGTGCAAGAGCGTAGAAGGCCCGAATGAAGGCTGGGTGATCCCCAACGCCAGTAAAGTCCATTGCCTGACGAAACTCGTTCGCCAACTTTGGACCAAGCATATCAATCGCTCGCCCAACGGTTGGCTTAACTTCTGAATCGAGCTTGAAACCAATCTGTGGATCGGCCTTAATCTCC